GAGCGAACTGAGGACGGTGGTAGATGTTGATTCAGGTGAAATACTCTACGTACCTAAGCCTAAGCCAAAAAAGGAAGTATCGAGGCAAAAGTGTAAGTGATATTGTTCACATGCACCAAGAAGCTGAGAAGATGATGGGAAGGCAGTCTACTGAGGTTGGTGAACTTAGACGACTTGTAGATGACTATGTTAAACCAAACCCAACAATAGCACCTGAACCAGTGGAAGAGATTGACTTCTTTGACGACCCTAACAAGGCAATGAATCAAGCCATTGCAAACAACCCACAGCTTAAAGAGATTCAACAACTACAACAAAGTATGAAGAAGCAAGAGTTTGATACTAAGCTATCAACTAGCCACCCAGACTTTTTAGATGTTGTTGCAGACCCTGAATTTGCTGAGTGGGTTAAAAGTTCTACTGTCAGAATCCAACAGTATCAAGCTGCTGATGGTAATATGGACTTTGCAAGTGCTGATGAGTTATTGTCCAATTGGGCAGCTAAGAAGAAGATTGTTACTGAGGCTAAATCAACTGCCAAAGCTGACCTGAAGACCCAGCGTAAGAAAGCTACTTCAGGTTCATCTAAGGGAACAGCTGAAACCAAGTCTAGGAAAATCTATCGACGTTCAGATATTATGAACTTAATGCAGAAAGACCCAGAGCGATATGCTCAACTTTCTGATGAAATCATGCTCGCCTATTCTGAAGGCAGAGTAAAATAAACTTAAAAGGTAAGTAAAATGGCTTTAGGTACATCTCATGTTACAAACACAACTGCTGCGGTATTCATTCCAGAACTTTGGTCTGATGAAATTGTAGCAGCTTATAAACAAAACTTGGTTTTAGCAAACCTTGTTAACCGTATGCCCATGACAGGTAAGAAAGGTGATACAATTCACATTCCTAAGCCTACTCGTGGTGCTGCTTCAGTGAAGGCTGCTGAAACACAAGTTACACTTATTGCTGCTACTGAAAGTGAAGTAGTAGTTGTTATTGACAAGCATTATGAATACTCTCGTTTAATTGAAGATATTACAGAAGTACAAGCTCTTAGCTCTATGCGTAAGTTCTATACTGATGATGCTGGTTATGCTTTAGCCAACCAAGTTGATGATGACTTGTTTGCTCTAGGTACATCATTAGGTGATGGTTCTGGTGGTTCTGATTGGACTCATAGTGCTTCTTGGTACATTGATGGTGCTAATGGTCTAGCTACTTATGCAGAAGATACAGTTGCTGTAACTGATGTATTCACTGATTTAGCTTTCCGTGAAGCTGTTAAGTTGTTAGATGATGCTGATGTCCCTATGGATAACCGCTTCCTAGTTATTCCACCTTCAGTACGTTCTACTATCATGGGTATTGACCGTTATGTATCTAGTGACTTTGTAGATGGTCGAGGTGTTGCTAATGGTAAGATTGGTTCATTATACGGTATTGACATCTTTGTTTCTACCAACTGTCCAGTAATTGAGACAGCAGCAGCTAACACAGCTGGTGATGATGTTCGTGGTTGTATCCTAGGACATAAGGATGCTTTCGTATTAGCTGAACAGCAAGCTGTACGTTCACAGACTCAGTACAAACAAGAGTGGTTATCTAACTTGTTTACTTCTGATACAATCTATGGTGTTAAAGTACTTCGTGAAGATGCAGCTCTAGTAATTGCTGTACCTACCTAGTATTAGATAGGAAATGATGGGGAGGAGTCGATAACGGCTCTTCCCTTTTTCTAGTTTAGAAGGAGCAAGATTAGATGCAATTTCTCATAGCATTTGACCAGTTATTGAACACAATGTTTGGGGGTTGGGCTGATGAGAGTATATCAGCTAGAGCATTCAGACTAAGAGACAGAGGGTGGGGAACCGCCTACAAATATATTAATAAACTATTCTTCTGGCAGAAAGACCATTGTGGGGCTTCTTACTACTCTGAAGTTATCCGCTCTCAGTTACCACAGGAGTATAGATAAACATGTTACAATTACTAATACCAGCTGTTGCCTCACTATTGGATAAAGTCCTACCAGACCCCAAAGCTAAGGCAGAAGCTAAACTAAGATTAGTTGAGTTAGCCCAAGAAGGCTCATTCAAAGAACTAGAAGCAGCAATGACGGTTATCACAGCAGAAGCTAAATCTGAACATTGGATTGTAGCAGCTTGGAGGCCTATTACCATGTTAGTCTTTACGGCTATCATATTCAATAACTATTTACTTTACCCTTACCTTGTACTCTTCTGGGACATAGCACCCCTCTTAGAGCTCCCACAAGGCCTCTGGACGCTCTTACAGATTGGATTAGGGGGTTATGTAGCGGGTAGGTCAGCTGAGAAGGCTGTAGCGTCTTACAAAGGGAAAGGGTAACGTTGATATGGAAAAGTTAATTAAGAGAGTGGATGAGGTAGATGCTAAACTAGCTAGACAAATAAAGGCTGATATGGAATGGCGTAAAGAAATGTTAATCTCACAAGAGTTAAACACTAAAGCAATTACAGATTTGACAGAAAGTGTAGCAGGTATAGTTACACTCTATGAGACTACCAATAACGTAGGTAAGTTCATAAAGTGGTTAGCAGGTACAATAGCTTCAATCACAGTTATATGGATTCTTATTAAGGATTCCTTCACAGTTAATTAGGGCTATAATACACATGACTTATATAGATATGGTAAACAACATTCTTGTTAGATTGAGAGAGAGGTCTGTAGAGACAGTTAATGAGACTACCTATTCTTCTTTAGTAGGTCTTATCATTAATGATGCTATAGACCAAGTAGAGTCAGCTTGGCAATGGAGCGCTTTAAGAGAAACAATTACTATAAGCACAGTTGATAATACTTCATCATATTCTTTAGCTGGCTCTAGGAACAACATTACAGTAATTGATGTAATCAATCAGACTGAAGAGTTATTTATGCGTTATATCTCAGATACTGAGTTAAACCGTAAAAAGTTATATGGCTCAGATAAAGATTTACCTTACTACTATAGCTTCTCTGGTGTAGATGCTAATGGAGATTCAATAACAGAGCTATTCCCTACACCAGACGGTGTATATAATATTGACTTTAACTTGTTTGTTCGTTCTCCTTTATTAGTAAGTGATGCTGATACTATCTTAGTTCCTTCACAACCTGTACTACTACTAGCCTTTGCAATGGCTGTAGAGGAACGTGGTGAGGATGGGGCTCAGTCTGCTGTTAGTGCCTTTCAAGCAGCTCAACGTAGTCTTACTGATGCTTTAGCTTTAGATGCTGTTAAGCACCCTGAGGATATTGACTGGGTGACAGTCTAATGGCTAAACCTTTACAAGCAGTATCAGTAGTAGCTCCGGGGTTCTTTGGGTTAAACACCCAAGACTCTGGTGTGCAACTAGCTGAAGGGTTTGCCCTAGAAGCTAACAACTGTATCATTGATAGATATGGTAGACTAGGTTCTAGGAAGGGCTGGAGCTATCGTACAACAGCTTTAGGTGGTGTTAATGATGATAACATTGGAGTTGACTTAGAAGGCATACACACCTTCCTAGATTTAGGTGGTGTTAAGACTACTCTATCTTGGAATGAGGATACCTTCTACACTGGCTTAGATGACTTAACAGAAAGAACTCCTACAACTGGGGATACAATTACAACTGGTAACTGGCAAGCTGCTACATTAAATGATAGAGCTTACTTTGTTCAATCTGGCCTTGACCCCCTTTACTTTACTAATGAGTCTACACCAAATGAGTTTAAATCTGTACCAAATCACACAGGCTATGCAGGTACAGTACCAAAAGGTAATACTGTGTTGTCAGCTTATGGTAGGCTTTGGATAGCTGACTTAGCTAATAATAAGACTACTGTGTTCTTCTCAGACCTGTTAGACGGTACAAAGTGGTCTGGAGGTAGTGCTGGTAGCTTAAATATAGCTGGTACGTTTGCTAAGGATAGTGATACGATTACTGGACTAGCAGCTCATAACGGTAACTTGATTATCTTCTGTACTAACTCTATTATCATATATAGTGATAGTGATGGGTTTGCTACTTCAGTTGATGTTACTACCTTAACTCTAGTTGAGACAATTCATGGTATAGGTTGTATTAGTAGAGATTCAATTCAATCTACTGGTGAGGACGTATTGTTCTTATCTTCTACTGGATTAAGAAGTTTAGGTCGTACAATACAAGAGAAGTCTCAGCCCTTCCGTGACCTGTCTAAGAACATTAGAACAGACTTATCGGAGCATGTGGATAACCAAGCTACAGCTTCTGCTATTAAGGCTACCTACTTCCCTAAACAAGCTTTCTACCTATTAACCTTCCCTACCACTGGCCACGCTTATTGCTTTGATACTAAACAGAGCCTACAGGATGGTAGCTTAAGGGTTACATCTTGGGACGGGGTTACTCATGCTGGTCTACATTATGACCAAGTGGATGAAGATTTGTTATTCGCTTCTCCTAATGGCATATCAAGGTACTTTGGTTACTTAGATGATACTGCACCTTATCGTATGGGCTACTCAACTAACTACTTTGATATGGGTGACTCTAATACCACTAAGATTGTTAAGAAGTTAGGTTGTACACTTATTGCCCCTTCAGGTCAATCCTTTGTATTGAAGCTAGGGTTTGATTACTCAACAATATTTACATCTTACCCCTTTACCTTAGAAACAGGTGTTAATTACAACTATGGTATTGATGAGTATAATGAAGCTGAGTACTCTGGTGGTATTAATATTGAGAGTATAAAGTCTCCAGCTGGTGGTAGTGGTTCAGTAATACAAGCTGGTTTTGCAACAGATATAAATGGTGCCCCGTTATCAATCCAGCGTATGGATGTATTCGTTAAGGGTGGAAGATTAATTTAATATGAGGATTTTATAGTGAGCCAGTACGTCAAAGCAGTAAATTTCGCCACAAAAGATGGGTTACTTACAGGTGACCCCCTAAAGATTGTAAGTGGTACAGAGATTAATGATGAGTACAATGCTATTCAAATAGCTGTAAACTCTAAAGCTAACTCTAACTCTCCAGTGCTTACAGGTAATCCAACAACCCCTACAGCATCTGCACTAACCAACACAACACAGATAGCCTCTACACAGTTCGTAACAGCTGCTAACACAGCTCAATCAATTGTATTATCAAATGCTTACATAGCTGCTGATGTAGTGGTAACTGAAGCCTTTGAGACAGCTGACCAAGTATTACAGGATAACATAGATGCTTTGGATTTAATTCCAGTAGGCTCAGTGTTTGCAATGCCTCACTCTACCCTCCCTGAAGGTTTCTTAGTTGGTGATGGGTCTGCTGTTAGTAGAACTACTTATTCAGACTTATTTGCTCTGCTGGGGACTGTATATGGGGTAGGTGATGGTTCTACCACATTTGAACTCCCAGACTACAGAGCTGGGTTTTTGAGAGGGCTTGATTCTGGTAAAGGTGTTGACACCGGTCGTTCATTAGGCACAAGTCAAGTCGACCAAGCAAACAGCATTGAGCACTTTTCCGTATCTCAAACAACAGGAACATCCGTCACTGGAACAGCCACAGTCCCTGATAATGGCACCACATCTGCATTAAAAGACTTCCAGTTTGGTGATACTGGCTTTAGGTCTAGGCTATCTATGAAAAAGTATGGTAGAGAGACTAGACCACTAAACCAAGCTGTAGTGTTCGTAATCAAATATTAAGGTTAATATAATATGACAACAATATACCATTACCAGAGCGATACAGGTGAGTATATCTCCTCTGGTGTAGCTAACAAAGACCCAATTGATAAATTAGATTTAATACCAGCTAATGCAACCACCTTAACCCCTTCAACACCTTCTTCTAATCAGGCTGTGGTGTTCAACGGAGTTGAGTGGTTGTTAGTAGCAGACCACAGGGGGGAAGGTGGTTATGATGAGGGTGGTGACTACAAAGAGGTCACACAGTTAGGTGTAGTTCCAGACAGCTCTTGGACGAATGAGCCACCTACAGTTGTAGTCACACGTATGTCCAGCCTAACCTTCCTTGACCGATTTACTGGAACTGAGCAAGATGCAGTAATCTCTTCTACAATCTTAGATGTAAAGAAGATATATGGACGGATGATGGGTGCTGACTTTATTGATACAACAGATACTGATACCATTGCTGGTGTAGATGGTCTTATTGCTTATGGCTTGGTAGATAGCTCACACAAAGCTACTATCCTAGCCCCAGCCTCATAGCTTGGACATTACAGTAGTAGAGGCCAAGGACGTAGATAAGATATGGTCTAAGATTGACTCCTACGCCCAAGGAGCTGCTGATTACACTTATGGTAGGTTTACTAAGG